GTTGATGTTGACCGTAAGAAAGGTGAGGAGTTCCTCGACAAAGTTTGCCAAATGAAAATTGAACCAGTGATTGATGCTGGCTATGAAGAACTTGCAAAGAAGATGGGTGCCTACCGTCAAGCAATGGGTATGAAACGAGAAAAGATTACTGATAAGTCGGTGTTCATTGCTAAGAAACGGTACATTATGAATACACTGAATTCCGAAGGTGTTCACTATGAAGAGCCAAAGATTTCAGTTACAGGTTTAGAATCAGTACGCTCATCAACACCTGAGGTATGCCGTGAGAAACTCAAAAAATCATTCAAAGTTATTATGAATGAAGGTGAAGAAGCAATGCAGCAGTTCATCCAGGATTTCCGTGAAGAATTCCGAACACTTAATCCTGAAGACATCGGACGTAACAGCGGTACCGATAACATTGATAAGTACAAAGTAAAAGGTTCTTATAAGAAAGGTTGTCCAATGCACGTTCGTGGTTGTATTCTATACAACAATCATCTCAAACAGCTAGGACTAAATAAACGGTATGACTCAATTGCTGGTGGTGACAAGATCAAGTTCGTTTACTTGAAAATGCCAAATCCTATCCGTGAAAACATTATTTCGTTTCCAGGAGCATTACCTAAAGAATTTGAGTTGACAAACTACATTGACTATGATAAACAATTTGAAAAGGTGTTCCTCAGTCCGATTGAATCAATCCTTGATGCGATTGGTTGGAATGCTGAAAAAATTAACACACTTGAAGATTTCTTTGGATAAAGGTAACACCATGAACAACACAAAGCTTAATACACTTGAGGCAGCATGGCGGTATCAGAATACTGTTGTGGAAGCACTCGAAGCCGAAAATGCACCAGACAAATATATAACTATTGCTAAAAAGAAACGGCTACAAATCAAAGATAAGATTGCAATTTTAAAAAATGAGGTACTAAATAATGACTGATATGGCACACGATATGTATATGATGCATAATAAATTCGGCGTCAAAGAATGGTTTGAGAAAAACAAAGATGATAAAGATCTTATGCGTAAATACCTTATGTTCCGCATGCTAATGATTGGTGAAGAATACCAAGAAACATTATCAGCTATTAATAATTCAGATGCTGAAGAAGTTGTTGATGGTTTGATTGATATGTGCGTATTCGCATTGGGTACGCTTGACGTATTTGGTGTTGATGCAAATGAAGCATGGAACCGTATCTATGAGGCAAATATGGCTAAGGAACCTGGTGTAAAACCTGGTCGACCTAACCGTTTTGGTTTGCCTGATTTGTTGAAACCAGCAGGGTGGACACCACCTTCACACGAAGGTAATCATGGTAATTTAGAAAAGGCGCTATGATGAAAAATGAAGGTAAACAATTATGGAAAAAGGTAAAGAAAATGGATCTCGGAAACCCAGTGATAACGACTTTAGTCGGCTTAGTAATTTTTTATATTGGACTTAAAACATTCTCAGGTGGAATGAAATCAATGGGTAATATGGAACATCTTAATTGGTTCCTTGGTAATCCAATCTATATGTTTATTGGTGGTATTGTTATGACATTGTTGTGGCAATCCTCATCTTTATCTACGACCGCAATCATTGCACTTGTGGCAGCAGGAGCATTACCATTGCCCGCCGCAATTGCTTGTGTATTAGGTGCCAACCTCGGGACAACAGGAACCATTTGGTTAGCAGGATTGTTTGTATCAGATGGTTTGCCTAAAGGTGATACGTTACGGATTGCTATGGCACATACAGGAATGAATTTATTGATGGCACTAATGTTACTACCATTCGTTGGTAGGATTGCACAGTTTCTTACTAAATTCTAAAATTAATTTCAATTGTTACCGCAATCATTTTTTGTTTGCGGTAACATTTTGTCACATGGTAGATAAATAAAATAACATAATTACCATAGGAGGTCCACCATGTGCAGTCCATTTGTACGTAAAGAAGCCAACCGAATGAATTGGATGATAAAAGGTCAGTTGATTGACAAGTCCGAAAGTGATAAAACAGTCGAGTATATCTATGACTCTTATTTTAAAAGACTATGGAATAATAACGAAAACTATATACACGAAGGCGGTTTTGAACACGCCTGGAAAATTCGTGAAGCAGAAATGATAAATGAAGATGTTAAAAGAGTTGCAGTCCTTGGAGGACACTTCGATTAACAAGAAAGTATATTATGGAAATAATGAGATCCCACCCTCATAATACAGTATCATTTGATGGGACATATTATATAAAAGAATTTAAACACCATCGGCACCATTTAAATGAAGAATGGGCAATGCTATATGATGGCTTGTATAATAAATTTCCCGACATAACACCAGAACTTATAGACTTTGTACCAGGCAAGAAAATTGTTATGGAAGCGGTTGAAGGTTTGACTCCACAGCAAATTAAATATGAGCGGTCGAGTGAAACTATACTTAACGATTTAAAAAAGTTACTTAGCATATCACAAAAAATCAGCTCAGCATTTGCCGAATATTCTTTGGATCTTAAGGATACATATTACTGCTATCACTATGACTTAAACCCTGGGAACCTTATCATACAAGATTTGGATAAACTTAAGTTCAAATTTATTGATATTGATTCTATCAGGTTTGACTATGCCTTTATGCGTCAAAGTTTATTTGATACATGGATTGCTGATATGTATTCCGAGTATAGATGTATGAAACTTGCGGAAGGACAAGCGTGGGATACTTTTTTTACCGCGGTGAGGAATTAATTTGATTTAAAAAGAAATTAACTATTGACATTTAGTATAGAATCAGTTATATTAGAATCATCAAATAAAGGAATACCAAATGTCATATATCGTAACAAACCTAACAACAGGCGTTAACTATAAAATAGATGTTGTAAAATCTTTTCAAGATGCAATTGCCGATCCTACGAATTTCTATACTGATGGCTCTGTCAATTGGAACTTTGTTTCAGCAGATATGCATATGGACCTTAGCACATGGTATGCCGCATCTTATATTGATGAAGCCATGGAATATATGGCTGACCTTTATGATGAAGATCATGCCGCAGAAACTAAAATGTTGGAGTACGTATAATGACACCTTGGATCCAAGAAACTCGTAATGGCTTTGAAATGGCTGAAGAAGAAATGAATCGTATTGAAGCTGTGCCTGTTCAAGGTGAGCAATCTATTATGGTTCAACGTGATATGAAAGCATGGGCTGTTAAGAAAGGCGTGTGGCCGCATGAGCCATATAAAGATATTATTGTTATGCATGCCATAGAACGCGGTTGGCTTCAAGAATATTCAAATGGTATGGAGGTTGTAGGATGAGGTATTGTGAGAAATCAGACACATTTGAATTTAAAGGCCGTGTATATGATGTAGAATTTGGTTCAGATGATACACGTCATGGAGGGCCTTTTGACCGCGGCTCAGCGGATAGTTACTATGGGCGTGGTTGTCGACCTCATTACTATGTTGGTGATACTGGACTGTCTGAAGTCGTTGCTGAGCTGACTGATATTGAAAAAGATGCGTACTTTGCTGGGTATGAGTATAATGAAGTAATCGTTCGAGATTTTAAAGATTGGGGTTAATTTCTTTTTAACTTAAATTAACCATTGACATTTGCTGTCGAATCAGTTATATTAGAATCAACAACAAAAGGAAAATACCATGAACTATTCAGTATATCAAATTCAAATGACTCGTGAAATCGCCGACAAAGTAAACGCAGGCGAAACTGTACCAGCATTTGAAGCTCGGAATAAAATGAACCTTGACTTTGCTGGTCACAAAATTGGTGGTTTGGCAGACGAGGCACTTACTGCCGGGTTTTATACTCACGTTGCTAACATTGAAGCTGATAGTGCAAACGATGTATTTGAAATTGGTAATATGGGTCCTGAGTCGGCAATCACTCGCTTTTCTCAGATGCACTCACTATCAGTTGGTGATCTTATCGTTGATGAAGAAGGTCAGGTAATTGTTGTTGCTCCTGTTGGTTTTGTAGCATTTGCCTTCCGTCCTGAAATGAACAAGGTTGCTGCATAAATAAACTAAAGGAGTTTATAGTGGCAAAAGAATATATAGCAGAACTTGAGATCAGGCTCCCGGATAGAAACGGGGTGCCTGTTCCTGATATTGAAATCAAAGAATGGGGTTTAAGCTTGGGCTGTCACAGTGTTGAGCTTACCGGTACATCTGATGATGGCTTTCGTATATTCACGTTTAAAGGAATTAACCGAGAGTCAGTTAGTAATATTGCCGCTCGAGTATCAGCGGTTGATGGAGTAACTTTTGATCCTGATTCAATATATGAAGCTGATACTAATTTTCCTGACCATTTTACTTCTGCTCAAAATGCCGTTATTTTTCCATCAAGGTTTACTGCTGCTGATTACATATACAGTGAAGAAGGAGACTTTATCGGCGTAGTCCTTGAAGATGGACGGACATTATCTCCTGGTGATTACCTTGATAGATCAGGTACTATCATACCAGGTGGTGCAAAAGGAGTCATTAAAGGTAATCCGCATGACTATGAAACTTCATTGGTAACTGATGAAACTCACATAACTGATGGTGAAAACAATCCTCAGATTGAAGATACACCTGCCGAAGGTATGCCAGGTTGGGAATTACCTGATATTGAAATACCTGACGATTGGTTTGAAGATCTTACAGGTTATGACGAACAGATAATTACTAAAACGCAAGAGTAGCTGTATCATTTAAGTCACTAAAAATAATCAAAAATTTTATTTGATTGACATTTCCGCAAAATAGTTTATATATATCTAGTAATCGTTGATACAATTCAGCGCATGGGCAGGACCGCGGGGCAGTACCGCGCAGCTCCACCACAAGTACACTACGAGGCAGCGCTGAAGACGTAAGAACCTCTCAACATAAAGTGTATTTCTGAAGGGGCTGAACAAGGATCGACTGACGTGAAGAGATGAGAGTAGATTACCGTGTTGGCCTACGTTATTAAGCCAAAAATTTTAATTGCAAATGACAATTATAAACCATCTGGATTTGCCCTAGCGGCGTAATCAAAGGGGGTTGGCCACTTACCTAGCAACAGAAAATGTGGCACATTTTTAACAAATAATAAAGGAAGTAATATGACCAAATTTCTATCAACAACAGCCCTTGTATTCGCGGGTACAGCGGCATTTGCAGATCAAGCGCCTGTAACACCAACACCAGCAGTCACACTTAGTGGCGAAATTGAAACAGTAATCGCTGAAGGTCTGGATGATAAATGGGGTGCAACTACTTCATTCGGTTTTGATGGCGCTTTGACAAACGGCGCTGCAACAGGTTCAATGGAATTTGTTGTTGACTCTGATAATGATCTAACACTTGACGGTTGGTCAATGGGTACTAATGTTGCAGGAGTTGCAATGTCTTTTGGTGACCAAGGTAATATTTGGTTTGACACAGAATCTGGTGCGACAATTGAAGAACCAACAATGGCAGCTGAAAGCTTGTCACTTGGTGTAGGCAGTGCAACTGTTGCGCTGGCATTTACTGATATTGGTACGGACGTAACTGATATTGCTAACGTACAAGGTGCATACGATCTGAACATTGGTATTGCTAATGTAACTGCAGCAGGTGATTATAACATCGATTCCAAAGAATGGGTAGTTGGTGGCCGTGCTGATACAGCAGGAATGCTTGACGGTGTTCGTCTAGGTGGTGCCGCAACATACGGTTCTGCGTCAGAGAACATTGCTTTTGAAGCAGATGCTACTGTAATGGGCATGACTGCATATCTTGCAGGTGACCAGGATGATCTTGCGCAAAATATCGGTGGTTCATATACATATGACCTAGGTGGTATTGATCTAAAAGGTGCTGTCGACTATGACATTGATGCAGAAACATATGCACCATCTGTAACAGCGACATTCGCATTTTAAAAAGTAATATTGTATAAATTTTAGACGGGGTGGCATTAATTTGTCACCCCTTTTTTCATTATAAATAACTATATCATACCACGGAGGAAATTTATAATGAGCAACGAGTTGAAAAAATTAACGTGGGATCATCATCAAGCAGCAGAACGGCGGGCATTTGCTCGTAAGCTTTTAAGAGGCGAGTTATCGGACCACGAATATTACATATTTCTGGTTTGCCAATGGCACAATTATACACCACTTGAAAATGCTGTTATTATTCCACCTAATCTCAATGCTATATATCGAGCGGACCGTATCAAAGCTGATATGCAAGAACTCGAAAAACTACACGGATTTGGCCACCCATCGGCATTACCAGCATCCGTAATAGAATATCAAAACCATATTGGTCAACTTGCCGAATCTGAAAACAATCATGGTTTACTTGCCCATATGTATACTAGGCACTTTGGTGAACTACACGGTGGACAAATAATCAAAAAGAAAGCACCGGGCTCAGGTACTATGTATGAGTTTGAAGGTGATAAAGAATTGCTTATCTCAGAGTTTAGAAAACTTCTTGACGATAGCATGGCACCCGAGGCAAAAAAGTGTTTTGAATTTGCCTCAAAATTATTTGATGAATTGTCATAATATAATTGACAATCCAAGTTTTGTGATATAAAATAATACTATAATACAACATATTCTAAGGAGGAATCAAATGCAAGATAACGCATTAGAAGACATTAACCTTAAACCTAAGAAACGTGCAGATCGACTTTCAAGAAGTATCAGCGCAAGGCGAAGGCGGAAAGTGTTGAAACAAGTGAGAGAAACACGCTTACTAAACGCATATGCCAAATTGAAAAGGGCACGTAGAAATAAATGACACCACTATGGGATCGGCTTAACAGCTATGCTGAATACATATCAAATTCATTTGATAATAAGTTTAAGCGATATGACAACCAAAAATATACTGATGATATGCACTTTCCTGGATGGACTGATACCTTTTGGAATTCAGATCAAATCTACAAAGCGCATTTGAAAACCATTGTACCAGAAAACGGTAAAGGTTTATGGTTGATGCACGTTAACGTATTTCCAAAAGCAAATATTGAATTACCTATTCTTGGGTTTGATATTGTTGCCGGTCCCAAAAAGATTACAGGATCATTTATGGACTTTTCACCATTGTTAGGTTTTGCACATCCTTACCATGATTATATGGAACGGCGAGTTGCTGACCTAGAATGGAATA